CTAACAATACATGGTTTCAGCAAGAACCACATTGGATATTAATAGAAGATTTACTTGGTGGTACATATCAGATGAGGTCAAAGCATAGAAAGTATCTAATGCAAGAACCAAGAGAGTTAGATGAGAGTTATGACAACAGATTGGCTCGTTCTGTCTGCCCACCATATTTTCTTAGGTTAGAAAGAATGTTGGCTGGCATGTTAACTCGTAAACCAGTAAGGCTAAGTGATACAGGAAATAATTTAAGAGAACAACTTTTTGATGTTGACTTGCAAGGTAACGATCTCAATGTTTGGACATATGAGACTGCAAGAAAAATGATTCGCTATGGTCATATTGGTGTCTTGGTAGATGCGCCAGCAGCAGGAAATAATGGCAGACCATATTGGGTAACTTATACACCAAGAGATATTCTTGGCTGGCGAACAGAAATGATAAATGGCGAGATGCAGTTTTCGCAACTTAGATTACTTGAAAAGGTGTCTGAACCAGACGGCCAGTATGGCGAAAAAATTGTAGAGCAAGTACGTTTGCTTACCCCTGGTGCTTTTGAGATTCACAGAAAAGCAAAGACAGGTAAGTTTGTAAAAGTAGATGAAGGCACAATGCCAGTAGAAAAAATACCTTTTTCTGTTGCCTACTCAAATAGAGTGAACCTTCTTGAGTCAAGACCACCAATGGCAGACATAGCAGAATTAAATTTGAAGGCATACCAAATACAATCTGATCTTGATAACCAATTACATATCTCAGCAGTGCCAATGCTTGCCTTTTATGGCTTTCCGCAAAATGCTGAAGAGGTTTCGGCTGGTCCAGGTGAGGCCATTGCTTTTCCAGCAGATGGTCGTGCTGAATATATTGAACCAGATGGTAAAAGCTATGATGCACAGTTTCGAAGGTTAGACAGATTGGAGAGTCAGATAAATGAACTTGGTCTTGCAGCAGTACTTGGCCAAAAACTATCTGCAGAAACAGCAGAAGCAAAACGTATTGATAGATCGCAGGGCGATTCAACAATGATGGTTGTGGCGCAACAGATGCAAGATATGATTGATAATTGTCTTATGTTCCATAGTCAATACATAAATTCTGATGCCGGTAGTTGTTTTGTAAACAGAGACTTCTTATCACAAAGACTTGAGCCACAAGAGATACAAGCATTACTCACTCTTTACACTTCTGGTTCTATTACACAGAAAACACTTCTTGATCAACTTACTGAGGGTGAGGTTCTTGGAGATGAGTTTGATGTTGAAGAAGAGATAGAGGCAACACAAAGTGGCGGTATGGTTGAGATGGCACAGCCAAGACAAGAGGCAGAACAAGATGAACCAGAACAAGATGCAGCTTAATTTATGTCAACACCTGAAACTTTTTACAGAGAGGCGATTGACTTAAACCGCTACAGCAACCAAGTTGCTAGACAGATTGTTACGAATTACAACAATGTAATTTTAGATTTAACAAATAAATTGGCGACCATAGATGAGGTAACAGCACCAGCTACTGTCGCAAGAATAAGGGCTATGTTGGTACAGATGAAAGAAAGTCTTGAGAGTTGGTCAAATGCAAGTTCTGTTTATTTGGCAGATGAACTACAAGGCCTAGCTGTATTTCAAACAGAATTCGTAAAAGATCAACTTGAAAAAGTATTACCAAAAGGTGCTGTTGGTGTTAATACTGTAAAAATATCGCCTAATTTTGCGCAAAGTGTTGTCTTTACTGACCCTACAGAGGTAAATATATTAACACTACCAACAGATTTAGAATCCACTGTTCAAAGAACATTCTCTTTAACTGCTGCCAAAGGTTCTGCAATAACTTTACCAAGTGGAGAAGTTGTGGCAAAGGCCTTTCGTGGTATATCAACTAAACAGGCAGAACTTATCTCAAGTCAGATTCGTATTGGTATTACAGAGGGTGAGTCAATACCAAAAATCGCAAGAAGGTTAAGAGGTAGATTACAGTTTGGTGCAAATCAAACAATGACAGCAAAGGCACAAAGGCTTGCTGCTGGTGATGGTATGCGACTTGCAAATACACAAGTTATGACCATTGTTCGTACATCTGTTAACCAAGTACAAAATGCTGTTAGCCAGGCAACCTATGCAGCCAACCAGGATGTCACGCAGAGATATGAATATGTTGCAACCTTAGATGCAAGAACAAGTAAAATCTGCGGCAGTTTGGATGGCAGAATTTTTAAATATAATGAAGGACCCTTACCACCACAGCATTTTAACTGCAGATCAACTACTGTTCCAATAATAGATGATGAAGATTTACGCAGACGTTTTCCTGACACTAGGCCAAGTGCTACTGGAAGAGTGCCACAAGATACTAACTATGCGACATGGTTAAGAGATAATCCGTCAATACAAGACAAGACACTTGGAAGCAAAAAGAAATTTTTTAATTATTTAATTGATAAAAAAAGAAAAAGTCCAAGAGAGGCTTTACGATTGATTATAAAAGATGATGGAACAGAGCTAACATTAAAGAAGTTAGCTGAAAAATATCCAAATGCCACTTAAAAAAGGGAGTCAACCAAAGACAATTACAGGCAATATAAGGCAACTCATACAGGAAGGGTATTCAAGGAGCCAGGCTGTTGCTATTGCTTTGTCAAAAGCTGGTAAGAAAAAGAAAAAAACAAGACGGAAAACAAAATAAAAGATATGATATTAATAGTTACTAGGTAAAATTATGCCCGTACATTATGGCTCAATGAAACCAAAAGGTAAAACAAAGAAAAAGAAAGGTGGTAAAAAATAGTGGCAAAAGGATTTTTTGAAAAACTTAATGACCTAAAAGCCGCAAAGCCAAAGCTTGAAAAGTCAAAACCAAAGAAAGATGCGAAAGCTAAGAAGGGTTCCTAAGGACAAAAAAACTGGCATTGCTAAAAAGTATTTGTCAGGTTCAAGAAACCCTGCTGCAAAAGCTGCTGAGATTAAAAGAACAGCAAAGCTTTACAAAGAAGGTGCTTTTATTGATATAAAAGCGGTACAAAAATCAAGAGTTGCCCAAGATGTCACAAAAAAGCAGAAGAAAACCACTAAGCGAGGCCGTAAAAAAAAGTCTTAAGAAAAAGGCTGAAGGCACAAAGTTTAAATATGGCGAACTTGCAGAAGTGTATAGAAAAGGCCAAGGCGCATATCTTTCTGGTGGTTCTAGAAATGTACCAATGGCTGCATGGGCAATGGGTCGGGTAAATAGTTATATGAGAGGTGATAAGGCAAGAACAGTAGATATGGCAATTTATAGAAGATATAGAAAATGAAACTTACTACAAGACAAAAAAATAAATTAAAAGAACATTCTGTTCATCATACAAAAGGTCATATGGACCTTATGAAAAGACTTATGCGTTCTGGTGTAAGTTTTACACAGGCGCATAGAGAGGCGCAAAGGAGAGTTGGTAAATGAGTGACCCTAGAATAAAAAAATTTGGTCTTGCTGGTTTTAATAAACCTAAAAGAACACCAAATCATAAAACTAAATCCCATGTTGTTTTAGCTAAAGAAGGCGACAAGATAAAGCTTATTCGTTTTGGTATGCAGGGCGCAAAAAATAAACCACCTAGACAAGGAGAATCAGAAGCAGATAAAGCAAAGCGTCGATCATTTAAGGCAAGACACGCAAAAAATATTGCAAAAGGTAAAATGAGTGCTGCATTTTGGGCTGATAAAGTCAAATGGTCATAAATCTGATATATTAATTTTTAAAGGCTACGCTTTAATTTATGTCAGAAGAAACCAAGGAAGTGGCTACGCCACCAACACCAAACAACACAGAAGTTGAACAGTTAAAAGAATCAATTAAAAAATTAGAGGCAAAAAACTACGAACTGATAGGCAAGCTTCAAAATCAAAAAAAAGAAACAAAGGTTCCAGAGGATTATGAGTCTTTGTTAGCGTTCAAACAAAAACATGAACGAGAACAGCTTGAGAGTGAAGGAAAGTACACAGAAGCTACACAGAAATTAGAACAGCAATACAGAGATAAATCTGCTGAAGATAAAAAGAGAATTGAAGAGCTAACCGCAAGAAACAGGGAACTTGAACTTATTGCACCTGCAATGCAAGCTTTATCTGAAGTAACACATGACCCAGAGTTGGTATTAAATAACCTTGTTCCAAAAGATCAGATACAAATTAAAGAAGGTATACCAGTTGTGGTTGATGGGTATGAACAGTTACCAGTACAAGACTATGTAAAAAATAAATTAGAAAAAACAAAACCTTACTTGCTAAAAAATAGATTACCAACTGGTGGCGGTGCGCCGATTTCAAGGCCATCAACAGACAGTTTTTCAGAAGAAATGTTAAAACCATACCTTAAAGAAACATTTAATTTATCTGAGCAAGGTAGAATTTTAAAAACTAAAGGTAGAGAAATACACGAAAAGTTGATTGAAATAGCAAATTCACGTTAGTATGTTGCTATAAGGCAAAGTTACGCTAAGCCAAAATAGGGTTACGCCCACACCGTTAAAATTATTTTTCAGGACATGGCAGTTCTAA